ATTGTCGGTATGGTCTGTACCGGCGATGATGCAGATGCGTCCGTGTTCCCCCTCAATAAACCGGTCCTGCTTACCGACGTGCTGACCGCCAGCGGTAAAGCAGGCGAGTCCGGCACGCTGGCCCGCTCGCTGGATGCAATTGCCGACCAGGCTAAACCCGTGACCGTCGTTGTGCGCGTGGCTCAGGGTGAAACCGAAGCGGAAACAACCTCCAACATTATCGGCGGCGTGACAGCTGACGGTAAAAAAACGGGCATGAAAGCGCTGTTGTCTGCGCAGTCCCAGCTCGGCGTTAAGCCGCGCATTCTTGGCGTGCCGGGGCACGACACGCAGGCGGTTGCAACTGAGCTGCTGAGCGTGGCGCAGAGTCTGCGCGGGTTCGCCTATCTGTCAGCCTACGGCTGCAAAACGGTAGAGGAGGCCATTGCCTACCGCGCTAATTTCAGCCAGCGCGAGGGGATGCTGATCTGGCCTGATTTCATCAGTTTTGACACCGTGCTGAATGCTGACGCAACGGCTTACGCCTCAGCGCGTGCGCTTGGCCTGCGTGCCAAAATTGACGAACAGACCGGCTGGCACAAATCCCTGTCCAACGTGGGCGTGAACGGCGTCACCGGAATTTCTGCTGATGTTTTCTGGGATTTGCAGGACCCGGCAACCGATGCGGGGCTGCTGAACCAGAACGATGTCACCACGCTGATCCGCAAAGACGGTTTCCGTTTCTGGGGTTCCCGCTGCCTCAGTGACGATCCTCTGTTTGCCTTTGAAAACTACACCCGCACCGCGCAGGTACTGGCTGACACCATCGCAGAAGCGCACATGTGGGCGGTGGATGGCGTGCTTAACCCGTCGCTGGCCCGCGACATTATCGAAGGTATTCGCGCCAAACTGCGCAACCTGAAAACGCAGGGCTACATCATCGGCGCCGACTGCTGGCTGGATGAGTCCGTAAACGATAAAGATTCCCTGAAAGCCGGGAAGCTCACTATCGATTACGACTATACGCCGGTGCCGCCTCTGGAAAACCTGATGCTGCGCCAGCGCATCACCGATCAGTATCTGCTGGATTTCTCCAGCCAGGTTAGCGCGTAAGGGGACAATATGGCTTTACCACGCAAGTTAAAACACCTGAACCTGTTTAATGACGGGAATAACTATCAGGGGATCGTTGAGTCCCTGACCCTGCCTAAATTCGGCCGCAAGTTTGAAAAGTATCGCGGCGGCGGTATGCCCGGTTCGGCTGATGTTGATCTGGGGCTGGATGATGGCGCGCTGGACACGGAATTTTCAATCGGTGGCACCGAACTGCTGTTATTCAAGCAGATGGGCAAAGCCACCGTTGATGGCATCCAGCTGCGTTTCACCGGCTCCATTCAGCGTGACGATACCGGCGAAGTGCAGGCCGTTGAGCTGGTTGTGCGCGGTCGACATAAAGAAGTCGATTCCGGCGAATGGAAAACCGGCGAGAGCAACACCACAAAAGTCAGCAGCACCAACAGCTACGCGAAGCTGACCATTAACGGTGAGGTGCTCTATGAGGTTGATGTGATCAACATGATTGAAATCGTTGATGGCGTGGACCTGATGGAAGAACACCGCAACGCCCTGGGCCTCTGATCTACTTTAAAGGCGCGGGCAGCCGCGCCAGTACCTTGTTAACAGGAAATGACGATGAGCGAACAACTGACTGAAAAAACCGTACAGCTGGACACCCCAATCAAGCGCGGTAAAACCGAAATTGCCGAAATTGTGCTGCGCAAGCCGCAGTCCGGCGCGCTGCGTGGCACCCGTCTGCAGGCGATCATGGATATGGACGTTGGCGCGATGATGACGATTATTCCCCGCATCTCAACGCCCGCTCTGACCGCTCAGGAAATGGCTGAAATGGACCCCGCCGATCTCACCGCGCTTTCGGTTGAGGTGGTCACTTTTTTGTTGAAGAAATCGGTGCTTGCCGGTTTGCCGACAGCCTGACGGTAGAAGACCTGGTGGCTGATATCGCCACCATTTTTCACTGGCCGCCGTCCGTCACTGACGTTATGCCGCTGACCGAAGTGCTGGAGTGGCGGCATAAAGCGATTCAGAGAAGCGGGGCCAGCGATGAGTGACACTAACCTGCGTTTGCAGGTAATTCTAAATGCGGTTGATAAGCTCACCCGCCCATTCCGATCAGCGCAGGCCAGCTCTAAAGAGCTGGCTACCGCCATTCAGCAAAGCCGCGCAAGATTAAAAGAACTGGACGCCCAGGCGGGCCGCATTGAAGGTTTCCGCAAGGCAAGCACGCAGCTGGCCGTCACCGGCAACAGTCTGAAAGCCGCACGCGAAGAAGCGGCGAAGCTTGCCACGCAGTTCTCGGCCACAAACCGCCCGACGGCGGCGCAGGCTCGTCTGCTTGAGCAGGCAAAAAACCGCGTTAACGAGCTGCAGAGCAAATATAACGGCCTGCGTCAGTCGGTGCAGCGTCAGCGTCTTGCGCTTAATGAGGCCGGGCTGGACACCAAAAAGCTGAGTAGTGCGCAGCGTGAGCTGCGGCAGAATGCCGATGAAACCCGGCAGGCGCTGGACCGACAGCAAAAATCCCTTAAACGCCTGGGCGAGCAGCAAGCCCGTATGAACGCCGTCCGCGATCAGTATTCGCGGCGCCTTGAGGTGCGGGATCGTATCGCGGGCGCCGGAGCAACGACTACTGCGGCCGGGCTGGCAATGGGCGCGCCAGTGATGGCTGCCGTTAAAAGCTATGCCAGCATGGAAGATGCCATGAAAGGCGTGGCAAAGCAGATGAACGGGCTGCGGGACGACAACGGCAACCGCACGAAACAATTTTATGACATGCAGGATGCCATCAAGGCCGCCAGTGAACAGCTGCCAATGGAGAATGGCGCCATCGACTATGCCGCGTTGGTTGAAGGTGGCGCCCGCATGGGCGTGACAAACCAGAGCGATTCTTACGAAGACCAGAAGCGTGACCTGCTGGCCTTTGCATCCACTGCAGCAAAGGCCGCAACGGCATTCGAGCTGCCAGCGGATGAGCTGGCGGAGGGGCTGGGGAAAATCGCGCAGCTGTATAAAGTGCCGACCCGCAATATTGAACAGCTTGGCGATGCCCTGAACTACCTGGACGATAACGCCATGTCTAAGGGCGGCGATATCATCAATGTGCTGCAGCGCATGGGGGGCGTGGCCGACCGGCTTGATTTCCGAAAGGCGGCCGCGCTGGGTTCCACCTTCCTGTCTCTGGGCGCCGCGCCTGAAATTGCCGCCAGCGCATCAAATGCGATGGTGCGCGAACTGTCGATTGCAACCATGCAGAGCAAGCGGTTCATGGAAGGTATGGATCTGCTGAAACTCAATCCCGAAGAGATTGAAAAGCAGATGACAAAGGACGCAATGGGGACCATTCAGCGCGTGCTGGAGAAGGTTAACAAGCTGCCGCAGGATAAACGCCTGTCCGCCATGACGATGATATTTGGCAAAGAGTTTGGCGATGATGCGGCGAAGCTTGCGAACAACCTGCCGGAGCTGCAGCGACAGCTGAAACTCACCTCAGGCACTGAGGCTAACGGCTCCATGCAGAAAGAATCCGATATTAATAAGGATTCACTTTCAGCGCAGTGGTTGCTTGTGAAAACGGGCGCACAGAACGCTTTCAGTAGCCTGGGTGAAACCCTGCGCCAGCCGCTGATGGATATCATGGGGTACGTCAAAAGCGTTACCGGGGCACTGCGTCGATGGGTTGAGGCTAACCCGCAGCTGGCAGGTACGCTGATGAAAGTGGCGGCAGCCACTGCTGCGATCACCGTTGTGCTCGGCACGCTGGCGGTGGTCGTGGCTGCCGTGCTGGGGCCACTGGCGGTGATCCGTTTAGGCCTGTCCGTGCTGGGTGTAAAAACACTCCCCTCCGTTATGTCTGCAGTGACCCGCACCGGCGGCGCGCTGTCCTGGCTGGCAAATGCACCACTTTCCCTGTTGCGCCGTGGCCTGGCTGCATCCGGCAGCAGCGCCGGATTGCTGGCGTCTCCCCTTAACTCCCTGCGACGTTCTGCCGGGCTGGCTGGCAATGCGCTGAAAGCGCTGGTCGGTGCTCCGCTTGCTGTCCTTCGCAGCGGAATGTCTGGTATTCGCAACATTATCGGCATGGTAATGAATCCGCTGGCCGCGTTGCGCGGGGGATTATCCGCAGCCGGTGGCGTGGTGCGTTTTCTGGCGTCCGGCCCGTTGGCCCTGCTTCGCGTCGCGCTGTACGGGATTTCAGGATTGCTGGGCGCGCTACTTAGTCCGATAGGGCTGGTTGTTGCGGCGCTGGCTGGCGTTGCGCTGGTTGTCTGGAAATACTGGCAGCCGATAAGCGCGTTTTTAGGTGGAGTGGTTGAAGGCTTCAAAGCTGCAGCTGCGCCTATCAGTGCGGCGTTTGAGCCACTGCAGCCTGTTTTCCAGTGGATAGGTGACAAGGTCCGGGCGTTGTGGGGATGGTTTACTGACTTGCTGACGCCGGTTAAGTCCACCGCTGCAGAACTGCAAAACGCGGCGTCGATGGGGCGGCAGTTTGGGGAAGCGCTGGCGGCAGGGCTGAACATGGTCATGCACCCGCTGGATTCGCTTAAATCGGGCGTCTCCTGGCTGCTTGAAAAACTCGGTGTCGTCAGCAAGGAGGCGGCAAAAGCGAAGCTTCCTGAGCAGGTCACGCGGCAGCAGCCAGCCATGGTAAACGCAGACGGTAAAGTGGTGCTGCCGCCTGGCGGATTCCCGACGATGGGTTTTGCAGGCATGTACGACAACGGCGGTACCATTCCGCGCGGCCAGTTCGGTATTGTCGGCGAGAATGGCCCTGAGATTGTTAACGGACCCGCCAATGTCACCGGCAGGAAACGCACTGCTGATCTGGCAAGGGTGGCGGCAACGCTCAATCCTTCCCGGACGGAACCGACCGGCGCTAAACAGCGTCCTGAACGCGGGATAGTTCTCTTGCCTGATAGTGTGAACGGTCCGGCAAATCATCCGGTGATCAATCGTACTACTGAACTGGTGAAACTGGCGGCAACGGTAAGCCCCGTTCGTGATGTAACAGCCAGTCCGGAGCAACGGCCTGCAAGCAGGTTAATACTGCCGCCTGAGATTGTTAACGCCACGGTAAATCTTTCTGGTCGGGATCGTACTGCGGAGCCGGCTGATATCGCTGCAGCTGTCATGCCAGCACCGACCATTACCGAAATCACGGATAACAGGGCTGACCCGATGGCTATGCGCCAGAAGATGTTCGCTTCCGTCGTCGCTGGCGTAATGGGCCTGGCGGCTGCCCCGGCGGAGGCCGCACCACTTCATCCGTACAGTGTGCCCGCCAGGACGCAACCGGCGCCGTCGGCAATGGCAGAGAGACAGCCGCAGGTAATTAAGTACGAGATAAGCGCGCCAATTCATATTGTCGCCCAGCCAGGGCAAAGCGCGCAGGATATTGCCCGCGAGGTGGCCCGGCAGCTTGATGAGCGTGAGCGCAGGGCTAGGGCAAAAACACGCAGTAATTTCAGTGATCGAGGGGGTTACGAATAATGATGATGGTGCTGGGGTTGTACGTATTCATGTTGCGAACCGTGCCCTATCAGGAGCTGCAGTATCAGCGCAGCTGGCGGCACGCAGCCAACAGCCGGGTTAACCGGCGCCCGTCAACGCAGTTTCTTGGACCGGATAACGATACGCTTACTCTGTCCGGCGTCCTGCTGCCGGAGATTACCGGCGGCAGGTTGTCTTTGCTGGCGCTGGAGCAGATGGCGGAGCTGGGAAAAGCCTGGCCTTTGATTGAGGGGAGCGGGACGATTTACGGCATGTTTGTGATCGAGAGCCTGAGCCAGACAAAAACAGAATTTTTTGAGAGCGGTATGCCCCGGCGCATTGAATTTTCGCTGAGCCTTAAACGGGTAGATGAATCGCTGTCTGATATGTTTGGCAGCCTTAGCGATCAGCTCAGTAATTTGCAGGACTCCGCCACTTCTGCGATAGGCAAGATGAAAAATACGGTTGGAGGGTTACTGCAGTGAATTTCAGCTCTGATCTCCTGAACCTGAACAGCAAAACCCCCGGTTTCAGCATCATCATTGAAGGTAAAGATGTGACTACAGTGCTGGATGCGCGCCTGATGAGTCTGACGCTGACGGATAACCGGGGCTTTGAGGCGGACCAGCTTGATCTGGAACTGGACGACTCGGACGGGCAAATCGTTCTGCCGCGTCGGGGAGCCATTATTCAGTTTGCGCTGGGGTGGAAAGGTCAGCCGCTTTTTCCCAAAGGGGCTTTTACTGTCGATGAGATTGAGCACAGCGGCGCGCCTGACCGTCTCACAATTCGCGCACGTAGTGCAGATTTTCGTGAAACCTTGAACACGCGGCGTGAAAAGTCCTGGCACCAGACAACGGTGGGCGAAGTCGTGAAGGAAATCGCCGCCAGGCATAAATTAAAGATGGCGCTGGGCCAGGACCTGATGGACAAGCCTGTGGATCATCTTGACCAGACCAACGAGAGCGATGCGAGTTTCCTGATGAAGCTGGCGCGGCAGTATGGAGCGATAGCCTCAGTTAAGGACAGCAATCTGTTGTTTATCCGCCAGGGGCAGGGCAGAACGGCAAGCGGTAAGCCGCTGCCGGTTATCACAATCACCCGCCAGGCCGGTGACGGTCATCGTTTTACCCTGGCTGATCGCGATGCCTATACGGGGGTGATTGCCAGCTGGCTCCATACCCGTGAGCCAAAGAAAAAAGAGGCAGCAAAGGTAAAGCGCCGTCGAAAGAAAACCACCGCGGCAAAGGAGCCGGAAGCAAAACAGGGAGATTACCTGGTTGGAACGGATGAAAACGTGCTGGTACTCAACAGAACTTATGCAAACCGCAGCAATGCAGAGCGAGCGGCAAAGATGCAGTGGGAGCGCCTGCAGCGCGGGGTTGCAACATTCTCCCTGCAGCTCGCAGAGGGTAGGGCTGATCTGTATACCGAAATGCCGGTGAAGGTGAGCGGCTTTAAACAGCCGATTGATGATGCCGAATGGACCATTACCACGCTGACGCATAGTGTCAGTGCAGATAGTGGTTTTACTACGACTCTGGAGCTTGAAGTTAAGATTGATGATCTCGAAATGGAGTAATGGGTTCTCGAAATTGAATAATGATGTATCATTATTGTGATTTTGGCAAAAGTGGTGGGATAACCGGAATGATGAATTGTCCAGAGTGCGGCCAAGCAGCCCATACAAGAAGCAGTTTTCAGGTATCAGCAACAACCAAAGAACGTTACAACCAGTGCCAAAATATCAACTGCGGTTGTACTTTTGTCACGCATGAAACATTTGTTAGGCATATCATTAAGCCTAATGTGATTTCTTCTGCGCCCCCACATCCGGGAAAAGATGGGCAAGGGCACATGAATTTTTAAAAAGAACCCGCTTTCAAAGCGGGTTCTTTTTGTCGCCAGTCCAAAAGCCTGTCGCCATTTTGCCGCCACAGGGATAAAAAAAGGGGCTACGTTTTCACGTAACCCCTTGTTTTATTTGGTGGAGCTGGCGGGAGTTGAACCCGCGTCCGAAATTTCTACATCCTCGGTACTACATGCTTAGTTTGTCTTTACATTCGCACGCCAGCTGCGAACAAACACGCCACTAACGTACTAGCCT